TCAGGCGGGTAAGGATACCGGCACCGCATGAGTGCGATGTTGATCCTGTTCGAGACGGTCAAGGCAATCGAGGCTGATGGCTGATGGCGAGGTCGCGCCGGTGAGGGTCATGGTGACCTTCATATCCTCGGCAAATAAGCGCAGCAGATGCGCCACGCCCGCTTCGCCCGCCGCGGCCAGGGCATAAATATAGGCCCGTCCGAGCAGCACGCCCTTCGCGCCGAGGGCCAGCAGGCGAATGACGTCCACGCCGGAGCGCACCCCGGAATCAGCAAGCACCGTCAGATCGTCGCCAACCGCATCCACCACCCTTGGTAGCGCCCGGGCAGTGGGGATGGCGCCATCGAGCTGTCTGCCGCCATGATTCGACACCACAATGCCATCGGCGCCGAGGCGCACGGCATTGCGCGCATCGTCGGCATCGAGGATCCCTTTGATGATTAATTTCCCTTGCCAGCTGTCGCGGATCCACTCCAGATCGTGCCAGGCGATGGACGGGTCGAAATTGTTGCTGATGAACCCCATATAGTCGTCCATGGTCATTTTGTGTCCGGTGTAGGCTTCGATATTACCGAACGACAGGGGCCTGCCCGCCAGCCCGACGCTCATTGCCCAGCGTGGATGAGTACAGGCCTGGAGATACTGTCGCAGGGTGGCGTGCGGCCCGGACATGCCTGATCGATTATCCCGATACCGCGAGCCGGGGATCGGCATATCGACGGTGAATACCAGGGTTTTCATGCCGGCGGCCCACGCGCGCTCCAGCGCATTACGCATGTAGCCGCGATCTTTCAGCACGTACAGCTGGGACCAGAGTGCGCCGCTGGCCTGGCTCGCCACCTCTTCAATGGAGCAGACCGACACCGTGGACAGGGTGTACGGGATCCCGGCGCGGGAGGCGGCGCGGGCCGCCTGAACTTCGCCGCGGCGGGCGTACATCCCGGTGGCGCCGACGGGCCCCAGCGCCACGGGCATCGCCCATGAAGCATCAAGGATCGTGGTGGCCAGCGTCGGTTCGCCCGCCCCGCACAGCACGCGCTGGCGAAGGGCTACCGAGGCAAGCTCGGTGGCGTTGGCGTTCATGGTATTTTCCGCCACCGCGCCACCGTCAATATAATCAAAAAGGAAGCGGGGCAGACGGCGACGAGCGGCTTCGCGATAATCGCTGGGGGCTGAAACAATCATTATTATGTCCTTATGTCTTTTAACCTAAGTGGATGTTCTGCAGGCAAAAAAACTATAGGCTTCTAAAAACCGGTGGGGAAATGAAATATTAGCATCCCAGCTATTCCCTGCTGGAATAATCTGGTTTTATCGCTGAGGCTGTTATTTCCTTTTTTTACTCTTCGGCGCGCGCGTTATTTTTATTTATTTCCGCGCAACGTGAAGCTGGCAAAATAAAGACCCGGTATGAGGCGGCAGCGCTTTGCGCCATCGCCACCAGGGGGAAGGAGAGGTCAGCGCGGCGCCTGCGTTTTCCGGGAGGTGTAAAGAAGATGAATTTGAAATTGAGCTGGTGGTATCTTTTGCTAGCCTTTCTCTGGAGGACAGACGGAGCGACACCATGAAAGATAAAGATGAACAAACGGCATTGATTGGCATGGCCATCGGCGCGGCGGTCATTAGCTTAGTGGCTACACAGAAGCAGATTAATCAGGGGAGTATCGTGGATGAACTGGTGAGACTGGGCAGACAGAAGGGGGACGGGGTGGAAGATGAGGTTTTTGTTCAGGCCGCCCGCCTGGTCAGAAAAGGCACCTAGCCAACCGCGACCCTGCCTGGCAATCCATTTACCCGTTTCATCACAGTTTTCATTCCCTGGATCGCGGCCTGGCGAGCGGCGATTGTTGCTTTCCGAAAGCGTCACGGACTGGCGCTTTCTTATCCTGACCACCGGACCTGCGCCTTCTCGGCCTTGTTGGTCTTTAGGTGACACTGTCACTTTTCCTTCTCCAGGCTGTGCGATAAACAGGAACCGGGTCATCTGCTATTGCATAAATCGGTATTAACTTTACTGGTTTGTTTTAAGTTATTGATATTATTTTAAAATTTTATCATTTTTTTAGTCTTGGGGGCATTATAGGGACATCTTTGCGAATTTGCTATCGAGTAGCCCGACCTGATCTTCGTCCATATCGCCAATCCATTTTGAATAAACGGTATAAACCATTTTGGCATTTTCATGCCCCATTTGGCTGGCAATGAACGAGGGATTTGCTCCGGCAGATAAAGACCAGCATGCATAGGTATGCCTTGACTGATAAGGGTCGCGGCTTCTCAAATTCGCAAGCATCATCCCTCTTTTCCAGCTGTAAGATATTGAACCTCGGGAATAGAACCCGGCCTTACTCTTCGATTGAGGTTTTGGGCGAAACACGAAGCGAAGAGCCTGCTGCTCAGATTTTCCTATCTCCCTGTGATGGAAAACGATATTAGTCGCGTCAAGATGACCAGTTAGCTCAAATTGTTCCCGTAATGCTTCGAGCGCTGGTTTTAGGAGAGTGATTGTACGGACACCAGCCTTAGTCTTTGGCGGGCAAAACGTTCCCTTTTGCGTGACGTTGCGGCTTACGTAAATCTTCCCGTTTTGGAGGTCTACATCCTCCCAGGCGAGCGCACAAATTTCACCGTGACGGAGTCCTGTAAAAATCGCAACCCGCCAAATTCTTGCGTGATATTCCGTAATTGCGTTAATAAATAGCTCATACTCATCTTGAAGCAATGGATCCGGAACGGTTTTTTCCTTTTTTAATGGACGAATATTCTCGTAAGCCGCATGGGATACAAACTTGCTCTGGTGGGCAAACTTGAGCATCAGACATAGCGCATTAATGCGAAAATTTACCGTACTAACGGCTCTGCCAGTCTTGTTCAGCCAAGGGGAATCATCGTGGATAACAGCGCCGTAAAGAAGCTCTCTACGGCAGGCCAGGATGTCGTGATGCTGGATATCCTTAATCAGCGTGTTTTTACCGATGATCCGAGTGAGGACCCTCAGCATTGATTTGAGATTGAAGTAGGATGACTCTGCAATCTCAAGCCTTTTATTTTCAAGGAAAAGATTGCAGAGGTCGTCAAATGTTTCTACCGGTTGAGCCTCCCCGCCAAATGTCTTCGATTTCGACTCAGGGAACCGACTTGCATATTCGAAAGTTCCCATTTGTATCTCGCCAGTTATTGCAGCTCTAAGATTTCCTGCTTTTTTGATGTTGGCATTGTTAACAGTCCATCCCTTGAGTGTTTCCCTGCAGCGTTTGCCGCGAAAGAGAAACCAAATCCTGATTTTTCCATTGTGAATTTCTACACCAGTAGGTAATGCCGTCATCATGCGTCCTGTACGAGCTGATTTATCTTGGGTAAGTTGTACCAAATGACAGCGCGCTCTTTGCATGCGCCTTCTGTCTGGGGAAGCCTTTTGAAATGGACGCCTTCGATCCATGATCCAAGTCGATAACTTTTTATCTGCCTTTGCGTGAGTCCAGTTCTCTCGGTCAGGCGAGATTCAACGATCCATTCTTCATTAAAAACGACCTGTGCCATAAACACCTCACAGGCGGCAGACCGAGTTTAAGCTGGTCTGCCGCGTCGAATTGATAATTCGATATCAGGAAACCTGACCGGGTAAATGCCGGAGCCGCCGGGCGCAGTTCATGGCCGTGGCCACGTAGCTGCAATTCCTATTAACGACCTCAACAGTGATTTTTGTGCCCTGAACCACGACGGTATAGGTCCGCTTCATTTTCTGCCTGCCATAATCGCCATAAAGCTCAACATGTTTTGCCAGTGCCGCATCGCACGCCTGGCGGCCCAGCGGTGATTGTTTGCTTCGGTTAATCAGTCGCATATTCACCTCACACAAAAACATCAACTGGATCGCCAGCTGCGACCGCGTTGTCGTTCGCCTCCCGGCGGAGGCCGAGAACATAGCCAACGGGATCCCAACTAGACAGAATTGCATTGAGTTCTTTCTGGCTGTGCCAGGTTGTCAGGCGTTTTTTAAGCTCGGTGGCGCAGGCGCGCACGTTTGCCCGGGTGGGGCCTGCCATCTTCATGCATAAGCACAAAGTCAGAAGCAGATCCGAATATTCGTCGGCGGCTGCGCGCAATGCTGCCGGGTCGATGCTGGCTTAGCGATGAAAAACATGATTGGTACCGGGAATGCACTGGAGCGACTGAAAAAACTCATTCCCCATGGCGTTCAGCCAAAATTTGGCAGCGTTGATGAATGGCGTGCCTGGCAAGCCGAAGAAGGCCGTAAGCGCTGTGAGGAACTGGAAAAACAAAACCAGCGCGCACGTGCAGAGAAAATCTTTGGACGTGCAGGAATTCAGGATCTGCACCGCGGCTGCACATTCGCTAACTATCAGGTTGAGTCGGATGGCCAGCGTCGGGCGCTCTCGATGGCGAAGAGTTACGCGCAGCAATTCGGCTCAGGGTTTGCGAGCTTCGTATTCAGCGGAGCGCCAGGCACCGGGAAAAACCATCTGGCGGCGGCAATCGGAAATCACCTGCTGGCTGGTGGCCGCTCTGTGCTGGTGGTAACCATTCCGGATCTCATGCTGCGTGTTCGGGAATGTTATGACGGAGGGCAGTCAGAGGCGTCATTGCTGGATGATTTATGCCATGTGGACCTGCTTATTCTGGATGAGGTGGGTATTCAGCGCGGAAGCAGCGGTGAAAAAGTCATCCTGAATCAGGTTATCGATCGCCGGCTGTCCTCCATGCGACCTGTCGGCATCCTAACCAACCTGAACTATGAATCGCTGAAGGAAACACTGGGCATGCGGATCCTTGACCGTCTCCAGATGGACGGCGGTATGTGGGTGAATTTTGAATGGGACAGCTATCGCAAAAACGTTCGCCATTTGCGTGTCGTTAAGTGAGGTGTGTATGGCTAGAGCATTATCAGCAGTTGAGCGCAGAGAGTACGTCCGCGCAGTGATTCGGATCACCAGACATCAGGGGCGCCTCACGACCACCGAGGCAATGAAAAAACTGGGGCTGAGCCGCGCTACTGTCCATAGGTATTTTTCCGAAGCAGAAGCGACTGGCGAGGTCGTCCGGCATGGTCGTCTGGGGCTTTTCCGCGATCAGCGGGCCGTCATCGATTTTGACATGAAACGGTTAGCATGTCTGGAAGGAGTGAACAGCGAGCCGGCGCCGGTAGTGACTGAGAAATGCCCAGCAGAAATACGCAACCTGATAGCTTCGCATTCTGATGCGCTTTTCAACGACGATGATGCACAGGAAATCTGGAGCGCCTGCCGCGCCGCCATGCACCAGGTTGGCAACTCTCCTGAAGCTGGTGGTTGAGGCATCGCTCACCTGACGTAACGGGCAAGCAGAGATGTAGGAGGGATGATTTAGCTCAATTTGAAAAAAGGGGAGCCATGATAGATTCATGACTCTTTTGTTTTAGGATGTTTAAATAATGAAAAAAATGATGATGGCAATAGGTTTTTTAACTTGTGCATTATCCCATGCTGACACTCTTGATGATGCCGTAGTTAGTGGAATTAAAGCCAATCAGGCAGCTAAATGTATGGTTTATCTTGAAGTCGCTGGTGCTGAGCAACAGACTGCTTACGACAAGCTCGCTAAAATATACACTGACAATATCAGTATATACATAGATAATGCATTAAACGAAGATTTCAATAGCAAGGCAATATCAAGCAGTATTCCTATGTCTTGGTATGTACTGGTTGAGCGAAACAAATTCAACAAACAATTTTTAGCGGGAAGAATTCTTCAGTGGACGGATATGGTAGAGACTCAGCGGGTTGGTGATATTTATGCACCAAATGAAAGAACTATCCCTGAAAGTGCCGGGCGCGCGGCTTATAATCAGGAAAATTGCGTGTTACTGGAGCAGTAAATGTCTAATTTCAACATCGCAGCAAAACCCAAAGACCAACAGGACATGGTCAACGTGACCTTGCAGCACCCCGGGGCGCCTATAAAGAGCGCTTGAACATGCCGATTTTCGCCGAAGTGGTAGTCAGAGCAGCCTGAACACCTCAGGGATTACTCCATGGAGCGCCTGCGCTACTACCGCGAGAAAAGCAACCACCTTCGAAAAGCAACCTATTAGCGCTACACAGAAAAGGCAGACTTAAATGCAAAACAACGAAATGCAAGAGCAACAAGAAACAGAATCTCCGGCTGTGGACTTTTCAGCGGAATTTGACGCCCTGATAAACGCAAATGGAAAGATTACCCCAGCACTACTAATGGCAGTTAATCGGTACTTTTTATATTTTACCTTCTTTGAGTCACTTCTTTTGGGGTGCGCTGGAAGCCAGGGGAAAAGTTTGAAATACGCAGTAAAACTGTTGGAATTGAAAATGGTTGACCTTGACATTCTCAAACTAACATATCAGTTTTTTGCAGACCGCTATCTTGCGGACAGTATAAAATTTGATAGCCTATGTGGTGATTTGTTACATACGAAACAGAAGACCAAAGATATAACAATTGCTGCCATGAATTCTAGGTCAGACGATCCTGAAGTACAGTTAGATGTCTGTATTTTTGTTTGTTTTAGGTTGCGCAACAATCTTTTTCATGGGCCAAAATGGCGTTATTTGCTTGAAGGGCAAGAAGAACTGCTGTTAACTGCTGGAGATCTTATACATTCTATTCTTGAAAAGGCACCTAAAGGAAAAGAGGGTTGGGTGTTCCAGGATATTTTATCTTCAACTGAATAGTTTTTAGTTTTCGTTATCAATCAGTAATGATCATGTCATCGGAGCCTGAACAACTCCGGTGACCTATGCGCTCTGCATGCAGCACTTTAGCTTTCAGGAAGTGACACGTGCGACAACAGCTTCCATGACGATCTCTTAAGTTCCACTTCCACCTTACCTGCGATAAGGGGTCGCTTTCGTCCTGGCGCACACTATCAGGAGGAGGCTAGGCAGAACATCAGAAGTTCCACCTAATTATCCAAACCTGCACCGGTGTTTATTAACACTTGTTCCTTGTCATTAACCAGTACTCATCTTTTGTCAGAAGGGCGGTGCAATATGTCATATGGATATTTCCAAATAATTTGGATTTTAATGCTGCAAAATCTTCTGTTATTTTGACTAAATATCATATTTTGCTATTTCATCACTGCATTGATCAAATAGGGACTTGTACAACACACAAAATATGCCTTTGGCCAACGTGCAAAGCTTTCACCTTCGTCAACCGGTAAAAATAAACAAAAGCACCAAAGTTTCGATTTTGATTATCTCCTTTGAAAATAGGGGCTTGAAGGACGATCTTCATCTGCCATCATATCTTCCGCTACCGTGAAATTTTCACATGTAAGTGATTTAACATTAATTTATACTGTATAAAAACACAGTATATGGTTTTGCTTCCGGGAGGTAGGGATGCGCAATGAGAGTAATGAGTACTACGATCTGGTTAAACGTTCTACAGGTGAAGTTGTTGGCAGCATCAGGGCAGCAGGCCGGGTTCTGGTATACACGGCAAATGGTGTTACTTCTATGCGACCACTGCTTAAGGACGAGGGAGTATTTAATCTCAACGCAATGACCAGTTTTCTGCATCGCCTCGGCTACCGAGTTATCCCGCCTTCTGATAATATGAAATCAACGGCCTGAACAACCGTTGACCTACTGCGCCACGGAGGGAAACCATGGCGCAATTGCACTTAATAAAGCAGTCACAAGGTTTACTGATCCCTGCCACGCAGGAGACCAGAGATTTCTTGCAATCAAAATGCAAGCTCGGCGCCGTTCTGGAGGCCGACTTTAAGCTTGTTCGCAATCCGGCGTTCCACCGCCGTTACTTTGCTTTACTCAATCTCGGTTTTGAATATTGGGAACCTACCGGCGGGGCGATCTCGTCTAACGAGCGCAGGCTTATCACAGGTTACGCCAAATACCTTGCTGCATATGGCGGGAGTGAATCGGCGTTACTTGATGCCGCCGGGCAATATCTCGACCGAATAGCCGAGAAGCGATCCGGCTATATCAGTATTTGCAAATCTTTCGATGCTTACCGGGCGTGGGTCATCGTAGAAGCAGGCCACTATGACGCCATACAGCTGCCGGACGGCACGCTGAAAAAACACCCTCGCAGTATTTCTTTCGCCAGCATGGACGAATGCGAATTCCAGGAACTGTACAAAGCATCGCTCGATGTTCTCTGGCGATGGATCCTCTCTCGTTCGTTCAACAGCCTGCAGGAAGCTGAGAACGCCGCAAACCAGCTTTTAAGCTTCGCGGGGTGATGCCGATGAAACGCTCATGGTTTCACCATCAGGAATGCACAACACAGCAGGCCGACGAATTGGTAGCGAGATATCGTCAGCGGGGCGTAAAGGTCGAACGCAGTTTAAACCCGGACTTTGTGACATGGACCGTCAGCGCGCAGCTGGTGGAGGACAAAAATCCGCCACGGCCAGACTCTCGCTGGCGCAACAGGATGTGGGGGTGAGTATGGCTAACCTTCGCAAAGCGGCCCGAGGCCGCGAATGCACGGTACGTATTCCCGGGCACTGCAATGGCAATCCGGAAACCAGCGTACTGGCACATTACCGTCTGGCTGGCACCTGCGGTACCGGATGCAAGCCGGACGATACACAGGGCGCTATAGCCTGCAGTGCTTGCCACGATCTCATTGATGGCAGAAAGAGAACCACCGATTACACCCGCGACGAACTGCGCCTGATGCATGCGGAAGGCGTGATCAGAACATTGGCTATATGGAAAAAAGAGGGGTTACTGAAAGTATGAAACTCGAAGCATCCTTAAAACATTTCAGCCCTCAGGGTATGCACATCAGCGACGATGTGAAAAGCACATCACCTGACCGTCTCAACGGTACGGATGTTATGGCTGGTATTGGGGTGACAAGCAGCAGGGCAAGATTTGGACTGGCAGCGTTCTTTGGAAAGACTGGCATCAGCAAGACAGATGAGCTGTTGGCCGTCCAGGCGCTAGCGCGGTATGCGATTGAAACCGCACCGAAGAACGTACGCAAAACCGCGGGTAAAGCGCTGGGGCGCTGTTGCCTGATTTTGGCGCAGTTTGCTTTTGCGGATTATTCCCGGTCCGCGGAAACAACGGGAGTCTGCAGGGTATGCAATGGCACCGGACAGATTGAAACAACCACTACGGAACGCAAAGTTTCTAATCCGTGGGGCAAAGCACCATATTGGGCTAAAAAATCCCGTGCTGTCTGTCCTTCCGACTGGGATAAGTGGACTGAAGTAACAGCCGTCTTCAGCGCTAAGTGTGAAGCCTGTGACGGTAAGGGGAAAATAAACGCTCGCTGCCGCTGTGGTGGTTCTGGCCGGGTTCTGGACCGCAAAGCGACAAAAGAGCAGGGAGCACCGGTATATAAAATCTGTGAACGCTGTTCGGGGAATGGCTTTTCAACGATGCCGTCTACTGCTGCTTATAAAGCGATTCTGACTCTTATCCCAGACCTGCACATCAGAACATGGACACGCAACTGGAAACCTTTCTGCGATGCGCTGATGGACCTGTGCTGGAGGGAAGAGAAGAGGGCAGATGAAGAGTTTCAACGAGCAACAGCTGATTGAGTAAATGGGCGCATTATTTTGCATTTTAGGTGCAATGTGCTTGCTTTTGTCCGAAGTTGTCGTGTATATTTTAAATCGTGGAATAAAACGCCTGAACGAAACCATTCATATAAACCCTGCTACTGCAGGGTTTTGTGTTTTTGAAAACAAATGCCTGAAATCGGCTATAAAGTGTGATCTGAATCAAAATGCCATGCGCCAAACTTAAGGAATATTAAGGAACTGTAAATATTCTTTATAAGTGATGGTCTTATGGCGTTAAAAGATATTTTTGTGCGAACCGAACCTCGCAGACGGCATTATGGCGTTGCATTGTTTATCGGGCTTATTTCTGGGGTGGTTTCAGCATTTGTTAAATGGGGTGCTGAAGTACCACTACCACCGCGTAGCCCTGTCGACATGTTTACCAGTGCCTGTGGACCAGAGTCATTAATTCGAGTTGCCGGGCAAATTGATTGTTCCAGAAACTTCCTTAACCCTCCTTATATTTTCCTGCGTGATTGGTTAGGGCTGGCCGATCCAAATGCGGCTGTCTATACCTTTGCCGGACATGTGTTTAACTGGGTAGGTGTAACGCATATCATATTCTCCATCGTGTTTGCGGTTGGGTATTGTGTAGTTGCCGAGGTGTTTCCAAAAATCAAGCTGTGGCAGGGTTTACTTGCAGGTGCACTCGCACAACTGTTTGTCCATATGATTTCGTTTCCGCTTATGGGCCTAACCCCACCGTTGATTGAGCTTCCATGGTATGAAAACGTTTCTGAAATATTTGGTCACCTGGTGTGGTTCTGGTCAATTGAGATAATTCGCCGGGATCTGAGAAACAGAATTACGCACGAACCGGATGCTGAAGTTTCTCTGAATTCAGCATTCAGATAA